TCGAGATCAATCTAGAAATATTACTCCATGGGGTATTGTTATTGGCGGTGAAGAGCTTCACAATAATCACCATTTGGACCCTGCTAGCCCCCGTCTTTCGTTAAAGACATACGAATTTGATATTGGTTGGATGTATATTCGACTTTTTCAATCAATGGGTTTGGCAACAGTCAAGGAATAGTATATAATACTAGCATGTTAGATTCTATCCAGCAAACAGTTTTGCAATTGCTTCCTGCCCGCAAAAAAACGGGGCAGAATGGATGGACCAGTTTTAACGCACCCTGTTGCGTACACAATGGAGAAAGTGCCGACACAAGAGGACGAGGCGGCGTAAAAACGAATAATGGACAAATTTCCTATCATTGTTTTAATTGCGGTTATACCAGTAGTTTTATTCCGGGACGGCATCTAACATTCAAATTTCGTAAACTGTTGCAATGGTTAGGTGCAGATGATTTAACTGTGCGCCGATTGGTAATAGATGCAGTACGTTTAAAAGATCTTGTTGCACCTGAAGAAATAGCCGAGCCTGAACAAGAGATTGTATACGAAGCACGAGCATTACCTGCAGAAGCAAGAAACATTGTTGACCTGGCATCTTTTTATGCCACTGGCGATTATGCAAATGTACCGGCAGAGTTACTGGCAGCAATAGAATATGTGCATCGTAGAGCGATAGATATAAACAAATATCAGTTCTATTGGACTCCCGAAGAAGCCTACAATCTACATCGTAGAATTATCGTTCCTTTCTACTATCGTGGAGAAACAATCGGATACACTTCGAGGGCAATAGTGGATGGCATAAAACCCAAGTATTGGTCCAGTCATCCTGCAGACACAGTGTTCAACATTGACAATCAACAGCCAGATAGTAAATTTGTTGTTGTGTGTGAAGGTCCATTTGATGCCATGAGCATTGATGGTGTTGCGGTTAGTGGATCAGAAATATCAGACACACAGATTGACCAAATTGATCGACTACAACGTGAAGTTATTGTAGTTCCTGATCGTGATCGTGCAGGACGTAAATTAATTGATCGTGCTAACGAAGCCGGATGGTCGGTAAGTTTTCCTGTATGGATGGAAACCTGTAAAGATATCAATGAAGCAGTGGTCAAGCATGGTAAATTATTTGTATTAAAATGTATTTTAGAATCCAGAGAAACTTCTAAATTAAAGATCGAATTAAAGAAAAAGAAACTATATAGTTGATATGACAAAAGATTATTCTGCAGATATACAAAAATTATTTTTAGAAATGATGCTGCAAGACGCAGAAACTTATGTGCGTGTGCAGAACATTTACAATCCCGAGAACTTTGATCGTAGTTTGAGATCGGCAGCTGAGTTTGTTAAAAAGCATAGCAACGATCATAAAACATTACCAACCCGCGACCAAGTCAAGGCTGTAACTGGAGTAGAGCTTAGAGAAGTACCCGACATGATTGAAGGGCACTATAGTTGGTTTTTGTCAGAGTTTGAAAGTTTCAGTCGAAGACAAGAATTAGAACGTGCAATTCTTCAAGCCGCAGACATGATTGAAAAAGGCGATTATGATCCTGTTGAAAAACTGATCAAGGATGCTGTACAGATCAGTTTAACCAAAGACATGGGTACTGATTACTTTGAAGATCCAAGAGCACGTTTACTAAAGATTAAAAGTAATAACGGACAAGTCAGTACAGGTTGGCCTACAATGGATCAACGATTGTTTGGCGGAATGAACCGAGGCGAACTAAACATCTTTGCTGGTGGGTCAGGATCGGGTAAAAGTTTGTTTATGCAAAACATTGCAATCAATTGGATTACTGCTGGACTCAATGGTGTGTTCTTATCCTTAGAACTCAGTGAAGAACTGTGTGCTATGCGTATGGATGCTATGGCAGCAAACATGAGTACTAAAGAGATCTTCAAGGACCTTGATACATTGGAAATGAAGATTAGATTTCTAGGTAAAAAGTCCGGCAAGTTGCGTATCAAGTATATGCCAGCACAAAGTAACGTTAATCAAATACGTGCTTATCTTAAAGAACTAGAAATACAAACAGGACAACGGACAGATTTTATCATGGTTGACTACTTAGATCTAGTCATGCCAGTCAGTGCCAAGGTCAGTCCCAGTGACCTGTTTGTCAAAGACAAGTATGTGAGTGAAGAATTGCGTAATTTAGCTAAAGAGTTTAATATATTAATGATTACAGCGTCGCAGTTAAATCGTAGTGCTGTAGAAGAAATTGAATTTGACCATAGTCATATTAGTGGTGGTATAAGTAAAATCAACACAGCAGATAATGTGTTTGGTATTTTTACAAGTCGTGCAATGAAAGAACGTGGCCGTTATCAAATACAGCTAATGAAGACACGTAGCAGCAGTGGCGTGGGCACTAAAGTAGACCTAGAGTTTAACATGGAAAGTCTACGTATTACAGATCCTGGCGAAGAGGCACAATCAGAAAATGGTGGTTTTGGTCATAGAACAGGATCGCAAATTATGGATCAAATTAAAGCAACAAGCACAACAAACTCTGCACCATTACTTTCCGCCAAATCCCGAGAGGGTTTCAATATTGAGAACAAAGTACAAGCAAACGTAGATAGTACAAAATTAAAAAGTATGCTTGCTAGCCTAAAAACAAAAACCGAATAAATAGCTAATATTGGAGTAAATTTTGCAAAAACGCACTCGTAGTATCCTTGACGAACTAGCTCATATGCCCGTAGGCAAGGATCGGGAAAATCTCGTGGAAAGTCGTGCTGGACACGTAATACAGGGTGCAATTAATTTAATCAATTATATTAAAGAAAACTACAACACCGAGCAAGCAGCAGAACTAGAACGAAGACTGTTAAATAGTATTCGTTCTCAAGATCCTAGCAAGTTTGTTAGGGGAGTACGGAGATTTAAGTGAAAATTAAAGATATTATAAACGAAGTAGCAATTGATACATATTCAGTTCCTTCAGTCTACAAAAAGCTAGGGCAGAATTCCCAACTAGTCAGACCTACTATATATAAACATACAAATGATATTGGTGATTACTATGTTCATGCTCGCCCCGGAAGAATGGAGCCAATAGACAGGCAAGGTTCTACTGTTGATACTGCGAGAGCCACTGAACCAACAACTGAACCTGCCCAGGGACAAATAGTAAATCCAGAAGATCCAACACCGGATGCAACTAAAGTAGATAAAAAAGAAACACCCTCCGACAAACCAAAAAAACCTATTAGACAAAATGTGCCTAAATTGTTAAGTGTAACAACCAAGTCCGGCATTAAATTAAGCAAGCACAATGATGGTCTATGGAGAACACCTGAAGGACAGGTACTAGATGATCCTGATCTTATTAATGCTTTAGAAAAAATGTCCATAGCACAACGACAGACGTCACAAATGGCTCCGGGATATCAGCCTATGCCGGCAACTACTACTAAATCAAGAAGACGAAGATAATGAATATAGAATTCATAGAATATTTAAATGAGGCTATTACTGGTAGAACTCCTCATCCCGAAGATGCTATTTTTATAAGCAGCTCTGCAGCAACGCAGCAGTTATCCAGCCTACGTGCTCTAATAGCCAATCCTGGAAACGTAACAATCAAATGGGACGGCTATCCTGCAATTATATTTGGACGACTCAAGGACGGTAAATTGGGCATGGCAGACAAGTATATGTTTGATCGAGGAGTACTTGTTACCAGTCCTGAAGAATGGCAAGATTATGATTCAAAAAAAGCTTCAGGGGGGTTGCGTGGAACATTGTATGACGCTGCTGCTGCTTTATGGCCCGGTCTTAATGCATTAGTAGAAGGAGCTGGTTTTTATTGGGCTGATTTAATGTATGCAGGTAAACTTGATCCGCAAAATGGTGCGTATGTTTTTAAACCAAATTTGGTAGAATATCATATTGATACAAGAAGTCCTCTTGGAAAAATCATAGGTGCCAGTGTTGGTGGTGTTGTTGTGCATCAGTATTTTAAAAACATAGGCGAACAGCCAGTGCAGTGGAATGGACAAGGATTGAAAAATGTGCCTGGCGGAGTAGCTATTATCAGCCCCACAGCCGGCAACAAATTTTCATTAAAAACACCTGTACAACAAGAACGAGCCGCTGCAGCCAGTATTCAAAAATACGGCGCCGAAGTTGACCAGCTGCTAGCGCCACTGCCGCAGACAACTAGAGATAAAATTAAAACATACTTTAATAAAAGAATCACAGGACAAACCAATCAAGAATTACATGATTGGCTTCAGACACAAATAAGTGCAAAACAGTATAATTATCTAGTAGGGCCTGAATATAATGGAGTTTTATTTGTGCAAGATAAAAACGGAGAAATTCAGGAAAGTACTGGTTATACAGGATTAAAAGCAATATGGAATTCTATGTATACTTATAAGCAAAATTTAGCCAAGCAACTGGCAGGACAAGTTACAGGTATCAAGGAATTTATCAACGGAGTACCGGCCGGCGAGGGATTTATATTTCCCACACAACAAGGTTTAGTAAAAATAGTTGATAGAGAAGTCTTTAGTGCTGCTAATTTCGCAAAAATGGGCTGATTGGTATAAATATTAACATGCGATAACCCGCAAAAATTTAAGGAGAAATAAAATGGCAATCGGAGTTACAAAAGTAAATGGCGATACACAGTTAGTAAATAACGTTGGTGATGGCTATACAAAAAATGCTAACGCACAAATTATCAACACAGGTATTTCAAGCCCAATTCAGGCTTACAATATCCAAATCGTTGCTGGTAACCTAGCAGCTGAACTAAGCCGTGGTGTTGATGGTACACCTGGTGCAGTTGAAACATTGTTAACAGCAATCGCAGCAAATGCAACAATTTTAGCATACCAAGTTGACACTGGTGCAACTGCTGCTAATACACAGTTAAGCGTTGTTACTGAGCGTAGTTCATGGACAAGTGCAGTAGCAATGCAAATTGCACTACGTGCTACACTAGCATCTAATATTGGTTCTAAGACCGCTGTTACAACAACCACAATGGAAGTTCGTAACGTTGGTATCAAACTAGCAGCAAGCTAATAGAACTTTGTTCTAAGAAAAGCAGACTTATGTCTGCTTTTTTTATGGCCGCCATAAATATTAACATGCGGTAATACGCAAATAATTTAGGAGAAATAAAATGGCAATTGGAATTGATCGTAGTGCTGGTTACAAATATGCTGGCTCAACTGGTTTATTAAATGGTGTTAGTTCAACTAGCCCACTTAATCCGGAAGTAGGACAAAGTGTTGCACTATATCTAGTAGATGCAGGTTTAGATTTAAGTGGCGAAGATGATGCTTCAAACGAAGCATTTGAAGCAATTGTTCAGACAATGCCTGCAGTACTAGCATACTATGCACATGCAACATCAGGCGTAATTAGCTTTATTTGTGATGGCGTAAATGCTCCTTCGGCATCGTCGTTGCAAACAGCAATTCAAGCTATTGGTACTAAAAAAGGTTCAGTGAATTTAAGTAGTACTACTGTTACAGCAGGCACTAGCTTTGTAGTAGCATAACAGTTCTTGTAAGACAAGAAAAAGCAGACCGCGGTCTGCTTTTTTTATGACTATAAATATCTACATGAACTTTTATACTTGTGCAACACTTGTTGATATAACAGCTACTGGGGTCATAAGACACACAGTTGATAAAGAACTTGAGCGTAATCAACAAAGAAACTGGGAAACTGTACTACAGTGCATTGGGCTAAGAGCACAGCCTCAATTGATCGACGGCCCTTATTCTCAAGATTTTGAAATTGCCGAAACAAGTATTTTTGGTGATATATTTTTTAATACCACACAGCGTGTTTGGGTTTTTACTTTTGGTGTAGAATCCCCGGACGTATTTCTGCTTGACGGAGATCCAATTGGACAACTAGATAAAATGTTTTCTCAGGTTCCTATAATCTGTGGATTAGAAGAAACTGCAAGATTTATACTACCAATTTTCTATCCTTTTGGTGCAATCAAAAACATATGTTTTATGGCCGGCCGACTAAACTTATAAATAATTTTGATTCACTGGCACAATTAGGCATCACTCATGGCACATTTTATAGGCTTTAGTACAGAACCCTTTAATTTTTACGAAAGAATAAAAGAATGGCCGAGAGCGAAAGAACCAACCTTGAAGCACACGTGGATCTATGTGCTGAAAGATATCGTACGTTGGAAAAGAAACTAGATAATCTTGAAGAACGTATGGACAAATTAGAAGAACATATTATTGTCATACGTACTACAATTATGGCAAATCAAACAATAGTATCCACTGGTAAAGATTCTGGAGCAAGTGCTACAGAAAAAGCCCAGGGAACGATCATAACAATAGGTACCGCATTTGGGGTAGCCCTATTGACAGGCTTAATTACCGCAATGGTTCACTTTATAATGAAATAATAATGAAAATTGTAGAACTATTAAATAATGTAAGATTGCCTATTACCAATGAAGAAGCAGATGTGTTAGGAAAATTTGATAAATCACAAAAGATAGCTAAAAAAGATTTAGATCAAAGACAAATATACATTGCAAATAACTTAGTTAATAAGGACGTTTTACATAGAAAAAAAGAAAATGGCAAAGTCTATTACAGAAAGAAGAATTAAAGAAGCTCAACAAATTTTTGCTGAATTTGGTATTAAGTATATAACGGAATGGACTGAAAAACAACTTCAAACTTATAAAAATAAACCCGTAATTATCCCCCGAGGTGATTACGGGTTTTTAATTGGCACTTTTGAAATTAACGGAATTCATCCCTTGTGCTGGAGAGTTAAATATCAAAAAGAAGAAACGGTAGTACACGATTTTCACAGTAAAATGGCAGCAATAATATACTGCTTTTATATTTTACAAAATAAATTAACACCAGCTAACCAGTTGCTGGAGCTAGATGCAAAAGTTGGTAGGTTAGATATAGATATAGTAAATTTTCAACACAGTCTTAAAACTTGTCAAAATACCTTAAAATGGCGAGTATTAAACGATAGGTATAACGAAGCTGTAAGTAGAAAGAACCAACTTTCTGTAATTTTAAAAAAAACTTTAAATTCGGCTAAATACTTAAACTTTAGGAACCAACTAATATGAGATTAACAGAAATGGGCGTAAAGCCTTCCGCTAAAAAAATTAATAAAGTAATGGAAAGCCGCTTTGGGGTTAAAATTGATTACAACAATTTAAACTTTCCAAAAGCTTACAAATTAGCCCGTGGTTTAACAGAAAGCTTAAATCAAATCAAAAGCACACACGGAGTACATACCGCAGAAAAGAATCCCAAGTACATGGAGCTTTTAATGGTACGTGAAGGCTTACATCGCTGGATGGTAGAGAATAAACAACAGCTTATTATGGAAAGCGAAATGGGCAAGAGCCAAGCTATACTAGCTGCCAAGGACATGGTTGACAGTATTCAGGACATGCTAGAAGAAGTTAGCAAAATGCAAAACGAGCAAATGCC